TTATTTCGGAACGACTTCACGAAGGCTGCGCATTGACTTTTCCAAATGTCGATCGCGGCCTCTTTGCTTATGCGCTTGATTTGGTCGGTCATGCCGCCCTCCTTTCTGACACGGACTGCTTCGCACCCGGTTCAAGGATCGTATCTAGGTTCTCGTCTGCGGCAATTGCACATACAAGTGCGGTGCGGGCGACGGTGTCAGCGAGGAAGCCGATCGATAAGTACGTCTCGTCGCAGTAGATGCGTTCTGAGAGCGTCCAAGTCAGCAGGTCCTGCATGACTGTCTTCTTGATGTCGAGGACAAGGCTTGAGTATTCGTCGCGGATGTCCTCGCTTGGGTATGAGGGAGCGCCTGCGAGTTCCGCAGCCATTCGGGAGCGCACAAGCTTGTAGTAATCGTGCTTGCGGACTTCGGCCATGTATGGGCGCATGAATGCGCTCGTCAAGGCGATCTGGTTTGTGGCGTCGGTCATGGTTCATTCCTCAAGTTCGATGTCATCTGCGATGTCGTTGAGCCAGACAGCGGTGTTCTTGATCTTGTCGGCTTCGTCGAGAAGGTTGAGGGCGTCTCCGCGAACACAGAGGCTGTATGCGTGGCGCAGCAATCGGCGGACGATAAACAGACGGCGACCTTCATCGGTATCAAGCTCTGCGACCGGGAGGCCGGAGAAGTGCTTTCCAAGCTTCTTGCGGATGGCTTGGACGTCGAGCGCCGTGGTGGAGAGAGTTTCAGTGTTGGTCATGAGGAAACTTTCCGCATAATGGTTGACTGATGTTAATGCATAGGTGTTAACGCAATGTTAACTAATGGTTGTTAACAGTGTCAACGTGGTGACAGCGTGAAGAGGCTTCCCTTTTGATATAAGTCAATAGTAGGTTAATTAAGAGCAAAAAAACCGCCACTTCGCGTGAAGGGCGGCACTGTGTTGTGGATTAGAGGGAGCGTTTGATCTCAAGTACCTTACCGTAAATGCGGAGGCGATCCAGTTCCTCTCCGATGTACGTTTCGGACGGGTAAGACGGGTTGTCACTTGTGACGACGATGCCATCTTTACAGGTGGAGAGGCGTTTGACCTTCATGGCGCCGTCGATGGATATGACGTATATCTCGCCGTCAACGATATGGACAAACGGAACATGGGGGTCTGGGAATGTGGCAAAAGTTACCTTGTCTCCGTCGTAAATGAAGGGCTCCATGCTGTCGCCGTACACGCGTGCACGCTTGCAGTTGCGCGGCTGAACCATGTGCTCAATGAAAAAGTCCTCGTCGTAAATAACAGGCTTGCTTGAATGCACCTCTACCCACTCCGGCTCATTGTCCTTTGCGCCTGCGCATAAACGTAGCTCAAATTCAGGAATCGTTACGTACCCTGGTGGAGGAGTCGGCTCTTCCTTCGGGTCGTATGTCCGGACAAGTCCGTTCTCGAGGATGTCATGCAGCATGTCCACTGGGGTGTCAATGTACTCAGAAATCAAGCGAATGCTTTCTTGGGCGGGGACGCGGCCCTTGCTCCAGTGGAAAAAGTTCTGGCGAGCGATGCCGATGTCTCGGCACATCTGAGTAACCGTCTTTCCCTTGTCAGTAAGACGGCCTTTCACGAAGTCGATAAAGGAAATAGTGTCCATAGTTAGTCTCCTTGTTCACATTGTTAACCAAAAGTGAATTAACGTCATCTGACAATTCAGGTGGAAGTGTGTTACCATCTCACTTAACGTAATGTTAACTACCTGAAGGATATGACAAATAACGTTATTAACCCTGTTGACGTTGCCACTAGGGCAATTAATGGAACAGACAAGGATCTGGCGGAGGCTCTGGGGGTGCGCCCGTCAGCTGTGTGTCGGTGGCGCAAGAATGCAGAGATCCCTGCGCGGCGTTTGGCAGCCGTTTGCGCTTTAACCAATCTGCCTCCGCACGTGCTGAGCTCCGACTTCAAAACAAAATCACCACACGAGAAGGAGGCCGTATGAGCGAGCGAGAATCCGCAAAGTTCTACTGGCTTCAGCTACGCGAAGAGTTTTTTGAGAGCGACGAGATCGACTGGCTTGAGGAGCAGCCGAATGGACCCGCCCAAGTGCTCTTCTACCTGAAGCTTTGTCTCAAATCCCTCAAGACTGACGGCCTTCTTGTGCGCAAGGTTGGGCAGATGCTCATCCCGTATGACGCAGAAAAGCTCGCCGTTTTCACCAAGACCGATGTCAACACCGTCCAGTGCGCAATCGTCAACCTGAAGATGTGCGGGCTCGTTGAGGTCTTGGAAGACGGTACGCTGTTCCTGTCACATCTGACGAATTTGATCGGGTCGCAGAGTGTTGGCGCCATGAAGCGTCAGCAACAGAGGGCCCGCCAGAAAGAAGCAAAAAACGTCTCTCTTACAAACACACGACAAGTTGACGACAAATGTCGCGACAAATGTCCACCAGAGTATAGAGATAAGAGATTAGAGACTAGAAGGGAGGATATGGGTGGAAATTCGGCGCCTCTTGACGACTATGACCTGATCGCCGACGAGGTCGGCTCTGAGTTCGACGTTGTCGAACCCCCGCCCGGACCGACCGCGTGCAACGAGGAAAAGGATCAAGGCTCACGCATGCCGCCGTGTCCCTACGACCGGATCGTGACCCTCTACCACGAGATCCTGCCTGAGCTCCCCCGGGTGGCCACGCTCACATCCAAGCGCAGAAGCTGGATCACGGCACGCTGGCGCTCTGTCTGCACGACCGAGAAGGTCGCGAGTCAGGCTGACGGGCTTGACCTCTTTCGGGGGTACTTTTCCTTGGTACGAAAAAGCCCCTTCCTGATGGGGTTGAAGCAACCAGGAAAGGGCCATAGCAGAACGTTCAAGGCCGACTTGGAGTGGCTCATGAACGAGTCAAATTTTACCAAAGTCGTGGAAGGGAAGTACGCGTGATGGGAGCCGAAAAAACGGGCTTTAAAACCCGTCAGAAAGAACGGGTTTTAAAAACCGTCTAAAAAGGTAGCGATATGGCAGACATTTTTCAATCGATAGCCATCTTATGCGTGGCAATTACGGGCGTCGCCTTGACCCTGTACTACCGGGGGCTGCGGGATCGCGTGGATGTGATCCAGAGGTGGATGAACTCTGTCAGAGAGCAGTCATCGACCCTGAGCTCTTACGAGGCGCCAGAGAGCTCTCCTGATTCCAAAGACGGGACCGGGATGGATTCGCGGAGCGTCTTATGAAGCCATCGCCAGCGGTAGTCGACGGAGATCTCTATGGATTCTGCGGGCTTATGGAGCCTGACCCAAAGCCAGATCCCTTCTTCGAGGGAATTGGCGGAGGTCTGAAAATCGACGGGGATCGAATCTGAAAACTCAATGTCTCCAAAGTCTCCGAACCCGTATCCGAAAGTGCCATTGGTTCTGCGTCCGACATCAAAACCTTTGGCAAGGAGACGACCGAACCGAACGTTTTGCAAAGTGGTGCTTATCGAAAGACGGATTTCCAGATAGTAGTAGCCGTCTCGGCCCTGGTGGATCTTCGGGTCGGATGCTCGCTTAAGGAACGGGAGCTGCATTTGGATGAACGTGAGGTAGATGCCGACGATGGCGGCGACGGTGGCCGTAAAACCGAAAAACGTAGATAGATCCATGACTTTCTCCGTGGGGTGGTTGATGGACTGTGTTGGGGAACACACCTCAATCATCCCACGGAAGCAAACAAAAGGAGTTGCCGCTATGGCAGGGTTTCTTTCAAAAGCGATCAGCGAACAGAAAGCGCGGCCGCGTCCGGATGAGGGCAACGGTTCCTACATGGTGCCGACGTCGATGGCGTGTCCGGCTGCCGGCTGTCCGTTCCCGTGCGATACGGGGCGCAACGGTCGGTTCCTTTGCTCATTTCATACGGGCGTGCAGTCGCAGTACTGGCCGCTCGTCACGGAGATTCTGCAAAGGTATTGGGCCGTCTGGCAGATGGCCATCATTCACTACCAATGCTTCAACGACTTGGAGGCAGCGACTGAAGTGATTCACCAGATCAACGCGGATCCCGTCATGCGGGCGGCAGGCATCGAGATGCTGAGTGAGGCCGAGATGAAAGCGATGTATGGGCGCGGATCTGGCCACTTCCCGCTCGACATCATCTCGACCATGATCCATCGTGAGATCGAAGTTGGGATCGCCAAGAAGCGCGAGCGTGACGCCGGCAAGCAACAGGCAAGGCCGTCGGCAGCTGAGCGGGTGAGGTCGCTTTGTCAGCGTATAGGTCATCGTGCGGCGCCGATGGCGGAGCCGGTTTGAGGAGTGGAAATGGAATGGTAGTCGTCGAAGGTGAGCCGATAGGCAAGGGGCGCCCTCGTGTGAGCTCGAGATCAGGCACTGTCTACACGCCGCGAAAGACTGTCGCGTATGAGGATGCGCTTCGCTTCGCTGCAAAACTGTCAAAAGATCGGCTTGGTATGGCCCCGGCCATTGCGATCATTCGAGCTTTCTCAGAACCGCCGACCTCATGGTCGCAGAAGAAAAAGAAGGTGGCAGTCGGCGGCAGGGTTCAGAAGATCACGAAGCCGGATATAGACAACGTCGTGAAGTCGGCTCTGGACGGCATTCAGGACGTGTGCTTTGAGGACGACAGACAGATCGTTGCCTGCGTGGCCATCAAGGCCTATGACGTTCGGGCGAGACTCGAGATCGAGCTGCTTGCGATCAAGGATGAGGGAGAGGTGCTCATCGCGCAGGGTGAGGGCAGAAGCTTCGAGGGGTGTTCGCTTGAGGATTTGCTGGCAAAGGTACTGGGAGGTAATTGTGGAGCGGGACTGGCAGACTGTGAAGAGACTGGAGAACTGGTTGAGGGTCTTCGCGCCGCGTAGGGCAGTCTCTTCATGGGGGCGAGCACCATTCCTTGCGTTGGAAGAAACTCTTTTGAGGGAGTATGGACGCGATGAGAATGCACCGTGCAAGGCGGCGCCGTCTAAACAGTTGGATCTGGCTGACGCTGAAAAGGTCGAGACGGCTCTTTGCTCACCTCTCATGCCGGCTATTGAAAAGAAGCTGATCGTGACGTTTTACCTTGCTAAGGATGTCCAGTGGTCCGTGTTCGGTCGACTCTGTCGGGCAGCGGGGACGAGTAGGCGCCATGCAGCCGATGATCTGATGGCTGCCGAGTGGCTGCTAGGGAACTTGCTCCGTCGGATCTACGATGCCTGAACAAGATTTTTGCTGTTTAGTGTAAGCAGACGTAAAAAGAGGGGTGCAGACCTTGAAACGGGTTCTCTATACTTTGCTCATGAATTAGTACGAAGCTGTGAATCAGCCAAAATGAGCGCACGCGCAGGCCGAAGTGTATCTGTAGCAAGCGCTCAAGGCGCTAGTTCTTCTCTGGGTCGCTGACACGCAAGGGTGACATCGAGAAACTCCGAAGAAAGACGGGAAAGGGCGACTTCGCAAGAGGCCGCCCTTTTTCTATTGATGGTTCGCTACCTTAGGGCAGTTTGCTCCGAGGTCGGGGCGGGGAGAAATCCTCGCCCTCTCTAATTACTTGGGTTACCTGTCAATAACCCCCGCCTCAAGGCGGAGGCTTGAAAAAGCCTTTATTGACTAGTCTCAGCAAACCTCCTCGGGGAGGCGAGCTACGTTGGTTTGGAATGTACAGGCACCGTGGGATGTTCATCCTAGTCCCACGCTCTGCGGTCAGTGGTTAAAAGTTCTGAGAGGTAGGAACGGTGCTACTGGCAAGAAACCCTTTCCAACATTGACGAAGGATGTCAACCGGCCTTCGGGCCGCGTAAGCGGAGCCTGCGGGTATCCGCAAAGATTTAACCGAACTTAGAAAGGAGTGCGGCGCTTCCTCCCCTTCCTAAAGGAAGAGGTTTCCGCGCCGAATCATTATGAAGAAAGCTATTGTGGCGGCCATTGCGGTCGCCTTTTTCGTTTCTACAGCTGCGGAAGCACGAGGTGGTCGAGGCTTTAGCGGCGGTCGATCTTTCTCCCGTCCTGCTCCCGCGAAAACCTATGCCCCTAAGCGCACGACCGTCGTGAAGAAAAATACGACCGTCGTCAACCAGACGGTTCACCAGAACACCACCTCCTCCAGTGGCGGCGGCTTCTGGTCGACCGTCATGGGGGCCGCCGCAGGCTCTATGGCTGGCAATGCCATTTACGACGCAGTGACAAAGGACGACGAACCGAAGCAGCCGGCACAAGCTCAGCAACCGCAGGTCGTTTACGTACCTGTCGGCTCTGACGGAAAGCCTGTTCAGCAGGCTCAATAAGCCGCTTTTTCTTGGTTCATCTCGGAAGTCCGTGGAACGCGGCCTTCCGAGATGAACCTTTTATTCAGGTGAAGGATGCCGATCTTGACTCTCTGCAAGTATCCAGGCTGCCGCAAGCCGGTCCCGCTTGGTGCCAAGTATTGCGAAGCTCACAAGGCCGCAGGCGAGGCTCGTGACGCGAAGTTCGCGGTCGATCGAGAGCGGCGCCGGACGGAGAGAACTGGTTCGTCGGCGGCTCGAGGCTACGGCTACAAGTGGCAGAGACTTCGAGCTCGAATCCTGGCAGCGCATCCGCTATGTGTTGAGTGTGAGAAGCGCGGGATTATCAAGTTGGCCACCGACGTCGACCACATCAGGCCGCACAAGGGGAACCCGTTCCTCATGTGGGACGAGGACAACCTTCAGCCGCTGTGTCACGAGTGTCACTCCAAGAAGACTGCTCGCGAAGACGGCGGCTTTGGAAATTCCTTTTAGACGTCCTCTCGCATAAAACTTAAGCCGGGAACGTTTGGAAGATATTTGCCCTTCCAAGGTGCATCCTTCTTCTTTCCAAGCTTGTACAAGGCTTCGTCTTCTGGCTCGTCATCGAACGTTATCTCGAACTTGCAGGGGCCGCATTCTCTGGCGTCAGCAATCTCTGACAGATCGTAGTAGCGGTCTGCGATTGTTTCGCATAAGAGCTGAAACTCTGCTTCTTTTGTGTGGCCGTTGTTGTGACGCTTCTTGTTCCACTTCTCCTTGATCTCGTCATTGAGGATTTGAGTGAACAAGGGTTCGTTGCTCTCTAGATATTCAGAAAGCTGATTCTTTCTCTTGAAGGCTGGAACGTCTTCCTTGATTGCAGACAGTCTGGCTTGAATATCTTTGATCGTGTGGCGTTCAACAAATCCGTTTACGGTGTATTTGGCACGTTCGGCTTCGATGTCCAGTACGTCTGCCCAAGGCCTGCACGTTTTATGCATGCCGCGAGTGGCGATGCGCTTGGACAAACAAATCGGTGCCCAGTATTCCCACTCTTGCCAAGTCCAGTCAGTGTCTTTGACGATTGGGTAAAGGAGATCGAACAACGTGCACTTCTCGTTGCTTTCTTGCTTGCTCAAATAGGTGTCGATCTGTTTGAGAAACTTGGATTTGGTGTCGTAAGAGAAGCTGGTGAGTTCAAGCGTTTCTGTCATCGCTTTCGTCAATAACTTCTTGTTTCTTTCCCATTCTTCTAGATCGTAGTCATGCTCGCTCTTTTCGGGCTTCGTTGATCTGCTGCCAGATGGAAAGAAGACTTTGAAAATGGCTGATAGAAATCCCATGCCGATCTCCTTTTGAGGTTGCTTTGCTGTTCATGATACGCGTGAAGGGTAGGGGCGGGTCAAAAGTCGCCGCCCCAATGGATCTAGACCGCGCCCCCAGCTAATTTTTTACGCGTGCAATTCGTGGAGTTTTCAATGCCGAGAGCAAGCAAGTCGGATGCCGAGAAGGCCGCGTCGGGTACGCTTCAGCCGTGCCGTCGGTCGAGGTCGATCGTCATCTCTGACGCTACTTTGACTGAGACGCCGCCCGTCGGCTTGACCAAAGACGCCCGCGAGGCGTGGAGGTTGGCGATTGCTTGCGCACCAAAGGGAATGCTCACGGCTCTTGACGTGACGGTGCTAGAGCGCTGGGCGAGGAACTATGCGCTCTATCGCAAGATCGCCAAGCAGCTCGACCACGAGGACGTCGTCGCGCTGGATGAGGAAGGCAATATCTCCGACAAGCTGAACCCTCGCTTCAACGCACTCATCAAAGTGCAGCAGGTGCTCGCAGCCTGCGAAAAAGAGCTCGGATTTACGCCTGTCTCGCGCGCGCGTGTGAAGGTTGATGCAAAAGAAGAGGAGCAGGACGAATACGATGGCTTCTAGAGACTATTGCGGGATCGCCAGGCAGTACGCCGCCGACGTTCTTGGCGGGAAGATTCCTGCCTGCAAGTGGGTAAAGCTGGCCGTAGATCGGCAGCTGGCTGACTTGAAGACCTATGCAGGCAGCAGGTCCCTATATGTTTTCGACGAAAACGAGGCCAATCGAGTCTGTAAGTTCATCGAACTTCTCACCCACACGAAGGGTGAGCTTGCCGGCACTCGCATCCATCTTGAGCCGTGGCAGGTGTTCACCCTGACAACGGCCTTTGGTTGGCGTCGCCGGGATGACGGCGGCCGACGCTATCGTCGCGCCTACGTTGAGGTACCGCGTGGGAATGGAAAGGCGCTGGCCCTAGATACTGAGATCCCGACTCCCTCAGGTTTTCGTCTTATGAAAGATCTAAAGGTGGGGGATTATGTTTTCGGGTCCGATGGCAAGCCGTGCAAGATCGTCGCTGCGACCGAGGTGATGAATGACAGACCGTGTTACGAGGTTGAATTCTCAACCGGCGAAGTTATTGTCGCCGATGCTTATCACCAGTGGGTAACCGACAGCCGTAGAGACAGAGACCGGTTGAAGGGACGCGGGGGAAAACACGCTGGGCCGAAGCCGACCGTCAAGACGACTGAGGAAATCGCACGGACACTGTATTGTCATGGCGATCGGAATCACCGGATTAAGGTCGCCGCTCCGTTCGATGTCCAAGAGAAGTGCCTTCCTATTCATCCGTACATGCTTGGCTTATGGCTTGGCGATGGTGCCTCTATGGGTTGTCGATTTACATGTGCAGACGCAGAAACCATCGAACGAATCGTGGCTCTGGGGTACCCTGTTCACAAAGTTAATGGCAACTATGCCTGGTCACTCAGCGATGGACGAAAGGGCGTACGTCACGGAACATTTCATAGTCAGTTAAAAGCACTGGGCGTCCTTGGAAATAAGCACATCCCTTCTGACTACTTGTTTGCATCAAAGGAACAGCGTCTTGAGTTGTTGCGCGGCTTGATGGATACGGATGGCTTCATCAGTAAGGGTCAGGGACAGTGTGAGTTTGTTCAAAAAGATAAGCGAATCGCTTATGACGTGTATGCGTTGATTTCGTCTCTTGGCATGCGGCCGCGCATCATGGAAAAGGAAACAGCAATTGCTAGTAAGTCGTGCGGCGTTGCTTATAGGATTCTGTTCCATGCGTACAAGGATGTGCCTGTATTCAAGCTGACAAGAAAGTTGGAACGTATGCGGGAACGTCCGGCGAAGCGTAGCTTGCAGGATTACCGTCAAATTGTTCGGTGCGACAAGGTTGAGTCTGTGCCAGTTCGATGCATTGAAGTTGATTCGCCAGACCATTGCTATCTTGCCACCAGAGGGTTCATTCAAACGCACAATTCGACATTGCTTAGCGGTGTCGGTCTCTATTGCTTGGTCGCCGACCGCGAAGGCGGTGCCGAGGTCTACAGCTTCGCCACCACGCGAGACCAAGCGAAGATCGTCTTCGGTGACGCGAAGGTGATGGCTGAGCGGAATGCGCCGCTACGGAACAAGTTCGGGCTTCAGGTGCTGGCGAACGCGCTCTACGTGCCGACCAGCAATTCGACCTTTCAGGCGAAGTCCGCAGAAGGCTCGACCCTTGACGGCTTGAATACTCACTTGGCCATCATCGATGAGCTGCACGCCCACAAGACGCGAGCCGTCTACGACGTGGTCGAAACGTCGACCGGCAAGCGCAAGAACTCGCTGATGTTCGTCATTACGACGGCGGGGTTCGATACGTCGGGCATCTGCTACGAAGTTCGAACGATGGTCACGAAGGTGCTCGAGAAGAGCGTCGTGGACGAGACGCAGTTCGGGATCGTCTACGGTCTGGACGACGGCGACGACTGGACGACGGTCGAGGCTTTGGAGAAGGCGAACCCGAACTGGGGCATCTCCGTCCGGCCGGAAATCATTACGTCCCTGATGAAGAAAGCCATCGCGCTTCCGAGCGCTGTCAACAACTTCAAGACCAAGCACCTGAATATCTGGTGCTCCGCTTCGTCGGCCTGGATGGACATGCAGGCCTGGGAAGCGGGCGAGATCAATGTCGATCGAAGCGACTTCGAAGGTCAGCCCTGCTACATCGGCTTGGACGTCGGAGCAAAGAACGACGTCACGGCCAAGGTGCTTCTCTTTCCCGTCGGCAAGTCCTTCGTTGTCTTCGCCGACTTTTATTTGCCTGAGGCCGCCGTCGAGAAGTCGACCAACTCTCAGTATCGAGGTTGGGTCGAGGAAGGTTGGATCACGCAATCCGGCGGTGCGATGACGGACCTCGCCCGCATCGAAGAGGATATCCGTGACGACTTGTCACGCTTTGATGTGAAGGGCATCGCCTATGACCCGTGGAACGCGCTGCAGCTCGCTACTAACCTCGGGAACGACGGTGCTCCTATGGTCGAGTATCGGAACACGGTCCAGAACTTTTCGGATCCGATGAAGTCGCTCGAGGCGCTGGTCCAGGACAAGCGCGTGAACCATGACGGAAATCCCGTTCTCCGATGGATGATGGGTAACGTCGTGGCCAAGCTCGATGCGAAGGACAACATCTTTCCAAGGAAGGAAAGGTACGAGAACAAGATCGACGGCGTAGTCGCCTTGATCATGGCTCTGGGGATCTCCAACACGGCGGATGAAGCCAATCCGTTCGACGACATTGAGGAGTCTTCGGAGTCCGTATTTATTGAGTGGTAGGAATGTTCGTAAAACGTTTGATCAATTGGGTGGCCGGATGGGGCGGTCCGCTCGGCACTGCGTCCGGGCAGCAGATCCCTATGCCGGTCTCGCCCATCATCGAGCAGACGAAGACGGTCACGCCGGACGCGGCCCTGCAGATCTCTGCAGTCTTCGCATGCGTCGAGCTTCTTGCTCAGACCATCAGCACGCTGCCACTCTACGTCTACCGCGATACGGCTGACGGCGGCCGCCATCCAGACAAGCAAAGCCGTCTGTGGATGCTGCTTCATGACCGTCCAAATGCCTGGATGACGCAAAACGAGTTCATCTCTGCGATGGTCGTCAACCGCATGCTACGAGGCAATGCCTACGCCCAGATCATTCGAGACGGCGAGGGAGAGCCGGTAGCTCTGATCCCCCTCTCACCGGATCAGATGGAGGTGTCTATCGTCGAAGGCGGTGAGGTCTACACGTACTATCAGGACGGGTCAATCGCCGTAATCGCCCCTGAGAACATGATTCACTGGAAAGGCCTTGGCAATGGGTTCATCGGACTCTCGAAGCTCGAGTACATGCGGGCCACGACGGATGAGGCGATCTCTGCTCAGGACAACGCGACGCGTCTTTACGGATCCGGATCGAAACCGTCCGGCGTTCTCTACACTGATTCGACGCTTGATGACAAGCAACTGAAGGCGGTATGCGAACGCTTCAAGGGAATGACTGCAAAGGGCGGCGGTCTGTACGTGGTCGACCGCGGCCTCAAGTACACGCAGCTCTCGCTCACGCCGGCCGACGCTCAGCTTTTGCAGACTCGCCAGTTCAGCGTCGAAGAGATCTGCCGATGGTTTGGGGTGCCGGGCGTCTTGGTCGGCTCGAATGCGCAGACCACTTGGGGCAGCGGCATCGCCCAGATCGTTGAGGGTTTCCACAAGTTCACGATCGGACCGCTCTGCAAACAGCTCGAGCAGGCGCTGAGCCGACGCCTGATTCCCATCACCGATGTTGATATGACGATCGAGTTCAAACTCGACGGCTTCCTGCGCACGACGCCGCAGGAGCGAGCGCAGTTCTACTCAACCATGGCACAGAACGGTGCGATGAGCCGCAACGAGATCCGCCGTCTCGAGAACCTCCCACCCGTGGAGGGAGGTGACGCGCTCACAGCACAATCGAACCTGGTCCCGCTTGACAAGTTGGGAGAGGCGACTCGCGTCGGATCTTCTCCAAAAGACGGAACACTAGTGAGGCAATGATGACGATTTTCAAAAGTCTTCCACTTGAAAGCGTGGAGCTTAGATTCGAAGGCAACACCCGTAAGTTCAGTGGGTATGCCTCGACGTTTAACGGGAATGACAGTTACGGCGACACGATTTTGCCGGGAGCATATCTGAAGACCTTGGCCAACAACGGCATGCCGAAGATGTTTTTCGCTCATGACTGGGGGCTTCCGGTAGGTAAGTGGCTCTCTGCGGTTGAGGACGAGAAGGGGCTGTTGGTTGAAGGGGAACTGACGCCAGGCAATCCTCAGTCTGACGCCATTCTGGCCGCCATGAAGCACGGGACTGTTGACGGGCTATCGATCGGCTTCCGTCTTTCCGAAGGCGACTACGAGCGCAAGAAGGACGGCGGTCGCATCATCAAGTCGGTCTCCAAGCTCTATGAGATCTCCATCGTGAACTTCCCGGCGGACGGCGACGCTCGCGTCTCCGAAATCCGCTCCGAAGAGATCGACGAACTTCAAACCATTCGTGACTTTGAAAACTTCCTGCGGGAGGCAGGCGGGTTCTCTAAGTCGACCGCGACGTCCATCGTCGCAAAAGCCAAGAAGCTTTTCGCTTCTCAGAGGGAGTCTGAGGAAGAGGAAAAGATGGCAACTCAACTGCTCGAGCGAGTCAAGAAGCTTGAGCTTTCTCTCTCCTAAATGAAAGGTGAAACTATGGCTGATGAAATCAAGCAAGTGATGGAAGCCCTCGACCGTGTCGAAGGCAAGATGGACGAGACCAGCAAGTCGAACGCTGCTGAGCTGAAGCGCCTCGGTGAAGAGCAGACGAAGCTTTCTCGTCAGCTGATGGATCTTCAGCAGAAGGGTGTGGCTGCCAAGCAGGAAGCCGAAGTTAAGACGGCTGGCGACAACGTCGTCGATGCCGACGGCTTCAAGGCCTTCCGCGACGGCTCTGCCCAGAAGGCTCGTGTCGAACTCGTTGAAACGTTTGACAAGAAGGAAGCGGTCAATCCGATCACGACGCCGACCGGTGGCATCGTTCAGGCGTACCGTCGTCCGGGCATCCTCGCTGGTGCTTTCCGTCCGCTCACGATTGAAGGTCTCTTCCCGACGCTCCCGATTACCACGAACGCTTTTGAATACGTCCAGGAAAAGGAAGCCGAGAACGTCAACGGCGCGGCATTCGTTGCTGAAGGCGCTCAGAAGCCGTTTGGTTCTACCGCCGTCGAGACCAAGACGGGCACGATCAAGACGATCGCTCACCTTGCTCGCGTGTCCAAGCAGCTGATGGCCGATGCTCCGGCTCTTGTCGCCTACATCAATCAGCGTCTTGTGTACGGCATCGATCTTGTCGTCGAAGATCAGCTCGTCACCGGCAACGGCACGGGCCAGAACCTCAGCGGCATTCTTACCTCCGGCAACTTCACGGATCACGGCATCACGAAGCTTGCTCAGCTCCCGAAGAATCCGACGAGCTTCGACCTCATCCTCATGGCCAAGTCCAAGGTCGAACAGGCTTTCTTCCGTCCGAACGTCATCCTGCTCAATCCGGCTGACTGGACGAACATGCAGATGGAAAAGAATGCCTCTGGTGACTACTACCTTGGTCATCCGGCTTCCGTTGCTCCGAAGTACCTTTGGGGCCTTCCGGTCTGGACGACGCCCGCCATTACCGCTGGCAAGTTCCTCGTCGGCGACTTCACGCAGGCCGCTACGCTTTGGAATCGTCAGGGCATGACGGTCGAACTGTTCGAACAGGACAGCGACAACGTCCAGAAGAACCTTGTCACGATCCGCGCCGAACGTCGTCTCGGTTTCGGTGTCGAACGCACGAAGGCTCTCGTCGGCGGCTCTCTCACGCTCCCGACGGCCTAAGTAAGGAGGCGTCATGATTGACACGTCTACGGCGAAGTCAGCTGTGACGCTCGAGGACGCAAAGCTTCATCTCCGCGTTGATCACTCCGCTGACGATGCGCTGATTGAGGCTTTGTGCCTCTCCGCTACCCAGATGGCTGAGCACGAGCTACAGCGCGGCTTGATCTCGCGAGAAGGGACGGTCGGTTATGGCGCTGAACCTTCCGACGTTCCCGCCGCGATCAGGCAATGGATTCTGATTCAGGTCGCCCATTACTACGAGCATCGTGAAGCCACGGTTGAAGGTGCTGTAATGCCTTTGCCGAAACTTCATGCTTTGCTCGATCCTTTTAGGACGTGGAAATGAATCGACCTGAAATCGGAAAGCTGAATCGAAGGGTCAAGATCTTTCACACGATGTCTGTGCCGGATGGACGTCTTGGGTTTTCCAAAGCGTCTGTCCGCGAAGATGTCGTGTGGGGGAGGCTTGAGCCTGTCGGCTCTTGCATCTACTTCGGATCGAAGCAGATCGAGTCTGGTGTGACGCATCGTGTGATTGTTCGCTCGATGCCCGGTCGCACTGGTCCTCGAGACTTCAAGGGCGTGACCGAGCTGATGATCGAAGGCGTGATTTATCGCCTTCGTCGTGTAGCTGATCTTGGCGGCTTCGACCGCTTCACGGTTCTTGATGTTGAGGAGAAGGGCGATGCTTGTAGCATGCCACGTCGACCCTGGATTCAAGGCGATTGACTACGACCCGAAGCCGCTGAAAGTCGCCTTGAGAAAGGCAGGCAATGAGGTTCGCAAACTTGCCCGAAAGAAGATCAGCCGCCGCGCTGTTTCTGAAGCCGGGCAGTTTCCGGGCCGTCAGACTGGCGAGATGTCGAGGTCGATCAGGACGAAGGTCTCGAAATCCGGCTACTCGGTTGCGGTCTACCCGACCAAGACGAGCACGATGCCCGTGTACTACCCCGCCTTCGTCGTCTACGGCCACCGAGGTCCGGGCACGGAAACGGCGGATCAGGCGCGCAAGCACAAGGCCCGCGGAGGCGTCAAGGTCGCTGCGCCCCGCAAAAACTTCATCCCTGAAGCGGCCAAAGAGCAGTCGAAGGCTTTGCAAGAAAAGCTCTTCGACGCGCTGGGCGACGCGATCAAGTGAGTGAGACATGACTCTTGACCCAATCATCAAGGCGCTTCGCGTGCGCTGTCCGACCTTCGGAACGCGCGTCGCAGGCGCGGCTCAGTGGGCGGGACTCACTGAAGACGAGTCGCCTCCGCTTCCTGCCGCCTACGTCGTCCCTCTCAGGGAAGACGCGGGCTCGATGGATGACGCGGTCGGCTACTACCAGGTCGTGACGAATACCTTCGGGGTGATCCTGCTCGTCTCGAACTTCGCAGACGAGCGAGGGCAGGACGCGTCACGATGGATCGAGCTTCTCAAGCCAGAGGTCTTCAAGGCTATTCTCTCCTGGACGATGAAGCCGCGCGACGAGCACGGCCCGATCATCTTCGAGGGCGGGTCTTTGATCTACATGGACGACGCCCGCGCGGCGTACCAGCTCGAGTTCTCTTTCGAGACTTATCTCGACACGAGCGACACGTACCAAGAAGTCGAACTCAATGCCCTGCCCGAATTCGAAGGCGCGGACATCGATGTCGACTGCATCGATCCATCAACCACCAAGGGCGAGCCTGACGGGATATTGGAAGGCCATATAGAGGTGAATACTTATGAGCGTTAGCTTTAACACGATTCCGAGCGGCATCCGAGTGCCGCTTTTTTATGCCGAGATGGACAACAGCGCGGCGGCCACGCCGACGGACGAGTCCAAGTCTCTGCTCATCGGGCAGATGCTTGACGGCACTGCCGAAGTCGGCGTCCCCGTGACGGTATCGACTGCGGCCATGGCCAAGAAGCTCTTTGGTCGCGGCTCGATGCTGGCACGCATGGTCGAGGCTTATCGCACGGTCGATAGCTTCGGGCAGCTCGTCTGCATCCCGGTCAAGGACGGTCTGTCCGCAGGCGCTGCCACCGGCAAGGCCGAAGTCAAGGGTGAAGCCCTTGAGGCCGGCACCCTTTCCTTCTATGTCGGCGGCGAACGCATTCAGGTCGCTGTCAAGACGGGCGACGCGGGCGAGACGGTTGCGACCGCTCTCTCCGACGCGATCTCTCTCAAGAAGGATCTCCCCGTGACTGCTGGTGCCGTCTCCGGCGTCGTGACCTTCACGGCCAAGACGAAGGGCACTGTCGGCAACGGCATTCAGCTCGGCGTCAACCTGCGCGGCCTGATTAACGGCGAAGCGATGCCTTCCGGCATCTCTGTTAAGATCACCGCGATGAACGGCGGCACTGTCGATCCGGAAGTTGCGGATGCGATCAAGGCAATGGGCGATGAAGCCTACGACTTCATCGGCTGTCCTTACGCTGACACGGCCGTCCTCGACGCCTTCCAGACCGAGATGAACGACACGTCTGGCCGTTGGTCCCCGTACCGCATGCTCTTCGGTCACGTCTACACCGCAAAGCGTGGAGACATCAACGACCTGAAGAGCTTCGGCACGGCCCGCAACGATCAGCACGCGACCATCGTGGGCGTTGAGCCTGCCATGCCGACCGCCGTCGAAGAGGTCCTCGCCGCCTACCTGGCTCGCACGGCCGTCTTCATCAGCGCCGACCCGGCTCGTCCGACGCAGACTGGTGCCCTCACGGGCGTGATGGCCTCTCCGGTCGGCAAGCGCTTCATCCTCACTGAGCGTCAGACGCTCCTTGAGTCCGGCATCGCTACGCTCACGACGGTGAGCGGCACGGTGCAGATTGAACGTGCTGTCACGACGTACCAGCGCAACAGCATGGGCGACGCGGACGCTTCGTATCTCGACTCTGAGACGCTTCACACGTCTGCGTACATCCTGCGCAGGCTCAAGAGCATCATCACGTCCAAGTACGCTCGTCACAAGCTTGCCGATGATGGCACGCGCTACGGTGCCGGTCAGGCCATCGTGACGCCGTCCGTGATTAAGGGCGAGCTTGTCGCCGAGTACGCGCGCCTCGAGCTCAAGGGAATCTGCGAGAACCGCGACCTCTTCAAGGCACATCTGATCGTCGAGCGCGATGTCGACAATCCCAATCGCCTGAATGTCTTGTTCCCGCCCGACTACGTCAATCAGCTGAGGATCTTCGCGCTCCTCAACCAGTTCCGTCTGCAGTACAGCGAGGAGTAAACCATGGGTAAGAAAATTGCAGGCACCTGCTACGTCAAGGTTGACGGTCAGCAGCTTGAACTCCAGGGCAATCTTGAGTTCCCGATGGCCAAGGTCACGCGAGAAAGCATGTCCTCGACCGGCGGCCCCGTCGGCTTCAAGGAGACGGTCAACGTTCCGTACATCGCGGGCGACTTCATCGTGACCGCTGACTTCCCGACGAGTACCCTCGTCGAGTCTGAGGCGATGACCATCACCGCCGAGTGCGCGAATGGCATGGTCTATACGCTGAGCGACGCGTATCTCGTCGGCGACGCGGCCTTCAAGCCCGTTGACGGCACGGTCTCTCTTCGCTTCGAGGGTCTTGACGGAGATCTCGCATGATCTACACGCTAAAGACTCCGATCGAGCACGCGGGCGAGAGCATCGCTGAGCTCGAGCTCGCAGAGCCGACGACGAAGCTCGTGCGTGAGCTGGGTCTGCCGTTCACTCTCACCGAGAGCGGCATGCCTCAGCCGATCACGAAGGTTTGTGCCGCTTACGTCTCCAAGCTCGGCAAGATTCCGCCGAGCGCGGTTGACAAGCTCGCCGTCAGCGACTTCACGGCCCTCACTTGGACGGTCGTGGGTTTTTTCGGCGATTCGGCGCAGACGATCTGAGCGATCTGATCGAGCGCTGCTTCGATCTGGCGTACTGTTGGAAGCTCTCCCCGGAGAGCTTTCTTCAGATGCCGCTTTCTGAACTGTCTCTTTACACGGCGCAGTGGAATCGCATCCAGGAGGAGCTAGATGGCAGGTAAGGATTTTCGCCTGACAGCAGTACTGGCCGTGCGCGACACTGCCGCGCCGGTCATCCAGGCTTTTTCAAAAAAGTGGACGGGCCTGAAGAAGATCGTCGAATCGACCGACTTCAAGAGCCTCAAGCGCCAGATGGCGCTTTTCTCCTCGTCAATGAAGGACGTTGGGGACAAGGCCAAGGAGCTCGGCGAGAAGCTCTCCGGTCCGCTTCTCGCGGCCGCCTCTTCTGTCGGCTTTTCGCTTCAGCAAAGCATCAGTGACTTCGCGTCCACAGGCGACGCTTTCGACAAGATGGCCGCTCGATGCGGTCTGTCTTCCGAGCGCCTGCAGGAGTGGAGCTACGCTGCTACGCGTGCTGGTGCCGCGCCTGAGGACCTCGAGGACGCGCTCAAGGACTTTTCCGAGCACGTCACAGAGATTGCCAACGGGCTCGACACGAGCTCTGATGCCTTCACGCTTTTCGAGAAGCTCGGCATCAGCGTGCGTGACGCCAACGGCGACGTCAAGAAGACAGAAGTCCTCTTCAGGGAATTTTCGGACGCGCTCAAGCGCAACGAAGATCCGGCTTTGCGTGCCAAGATGGCGATGGCCGCGATGGGCGAGAGCGGTCGCAAGATCCTGCCTGCTCTCACCGAAGGTGCTGAGGGTCTCGACAAGATGGCCGCAGAAGCTCGCGCTCTCGGCATCATCATGTCGGACGAAGACACGGCGGCGGCCGCCAAGCTCACGGACGACCTCACCAACCTCAGGATGGTGATCTCCTCCGTCGGCCGTACGATTGGCTCAATTCTTGTGCCGACCGTGAGCGCGATGGTGCAGCGCCTGCAGGGCATCATCGTCACGAATCGTGAAGCTTTCAGCGAGCGATTCGCGGGCGTCGCCGAGCGGTTTGCAGAGGCCTTCGGCAAGATCGACTTCGAGCGAATCGTCGGCGGCCTGCTGACCTTCGCAGACTACGCGATCCGCGCCTTCAACGCACTGGGCGGCTTCAACACGGTCCTCTACGGCCTCGGTGCAATCATCGCAGGCAAGACGCTTTTTGCTCTGGTTTCCTTGGGATCCTCCGTGATCACGATGGTCCAGACGTTCGGCGCGCTAGCTACTGCCGCGAAGGCAGTCGGCATCGCGATGGCCGGAGCGGTCGGCCCGATTGGGCTCATCATCGCTGCCGTCGCGGCGGCGGTCGCGCCTTCGATCATTGCCAACTGGGACAAGATCTGGTCTGTGATCGAGGGCGTGGGCAAGGCCGTTGCGGACGGCGTCAAGGCCGTCTGGGGCGGACTCACTGACTGGGTCGGCTCGATCTTCTCTGCCGTCTCGCAGATCAGCGATCGATTCATGAGCGCCGATCTGCCTGGGGTCTTCGAGGGCTTCGGACAGCTTTTCGATGCCGCCCTGAGCATCCTGCCTGAGAAATGGCTCGCTGCTTGGGAAGGTCTCAAGAAGACTGCGGGCGACATGCTCGCAAGCATCGGCGAGATGATCGCCGAGCTGTTCGGAAAGATCGACTTCGGCTCTCTCGTGCCGGACTTCGCTAAGTCGTGGCTCGGGCTCGATGCCCAGAAGCCTGCGGCCCAGCAAGTGAAGCAGGAGCGCGTCCAGATGCCGTCTGCATCCGTGCAGGGCCGTCTGGCCGTTGAGGTTGCGGCCGCTCAGGGTACCTCGGCGCGTGTGACCGACGTCAAGTCCGATCGCGGGCTTCAGATTCAAGGCTCCGTTGGCGCTTCTCAGCGCTACACCGAGGGCGCTTTCTCGTGGTGATGTATGAGTGTGCTAAGTGAACAGCTGCAGCCTGCCTCCTTCAGGGGCGTGCCTTTTGAAGTAGAGGCTTCGGGCATCACGGTCGGCCGTCGCACTGTCGTGCATGAGTACCCGCAACGTGATCGACCCTACGTCGAGGACATGGGCCGCGCGACGCGAAACATCACGCTCCAGTGCTTCGTCGTCGGCAGCGACTATCTCGAGCAGGCTCAAGCGCTCATGCATGAGCTCGAAGAGCCCGGTCCGGGAACTCTGATCCATCCTTGGCTCGGCGAGATGGAGGTGACGATCACCTCTGTCAGCGAGCTTCAGTTCGATCAGGGGCTGGGCGTCGCTTCGGTCACGATCACAGCGACTGAGGCGGGTGACCTCGAATTTCCTGCCGTCACGGCGGACGAGGACACCGAAGCGCTCGAGGCGGCCGACGCGGTCGAGAAGAGCGCCGTCGACAAGTTCTGCGAGGACTTCGACCTGTCGACAATCAATGACTGGGTCGACAGTGCGCTCGAGGGCAGTCTCCTCGACGCTCTCAACTTTGTGAGCGCAGGTGACCTCGGTAAGCTCTTCGACTATGCCGAAGGCGTGGCCAATCTTGCCGACAAGGCGATTGCCCTGCTTTCGACCGACCCGAAGATCTTCGCCACTCGCCTTGCGGGTGCCCTCGGGCTCTCGCGCTGGGCGACGACGGTTTCGGCGTGGCGAGGCGTCGCAAAGTCTCTGAAGAATCTGTGCAAGCATGACAAGCTGAAGGCGCGGACGAAGGCATACGCTGAACGCAAGGGCGAGCCGATGTCCGACGTCACCAGGCAGGTCATGAAGTCGCAGGCCGCAATCGAGACGCTTGTTCGACAGCTTCTGATCGCTCAGATGGTCGGCGTGAGTACGCTTGTCGCGACGTCAAAAGACGTCTCCTCGCCGGATGGTGAGGAGGACACGCGCACGACAACGCGGTCCTACGACGAGATCGTGGAGCTCCGAGATGAACTTTGTCAGGTGCTCGATGACGAGCTGCTGATGGAAGAAAGCGACGAGATGTATCAGACCCTCGATGAAGCCCGCACGGCCATTTTTGACGTGCTGACTCACAAGGCTGATGCGCTCCAGCACGTCGTCATCGTCAAGCCTGATGATGTCTTCCCGGCCGTCGTGCTCGCGTATGACTACCACGACGACGCAGATCGAGATCTTGAAATCGCTCGGCGCAATTCAGTCGAGCATGAGGGCTTTTGCCCTGCTTCTGAGCTGAGGGTTTTGAGTGAATAGGATCGCGATCAAGGTCGGCGGCAAGTCCTACGCGGGTTGGAAAAGCGTCCGCATCGAGGCGGGCATCGAGCAGATCTCTCGAGCCTTCGCGCTCGAGGTGACGGAGTCCTTTCCCGGCAACACGGACTTCAGCGTCTTTCGCGGCGGCGAGCTTGTGCAGGTCTTCATTGATGAGGATCTTGTCTGTACTGGCTACGTCACCTCGACGCCGATGAGGTACGACGGCCGCTCGATCACGGTGCAGGTGCAGGGCAAGTCCCGCACCTGTGACCTGGTCGAGTGTTGTCCTGTCCAACCGGGCGCGGCCTCATCCTCGTCATCGTCCTCGTCAGATACGTGGGCGGGCGTCAAGGGGAAAAGCGCTGACACGAGCGCGGCGCAGGTCAAGCCTTCGGGCAAGCCCGCGACGCAGTGGAAGAAGCTTCCCGCGAAGCGCATCGTCGCAGAGCTCGCGGCGCCTTACGGCATCGAGCTGAAAGATGAGGCGGGTGTGGGTGACGCGATCGCCGGTCACGTCGTGAATCCCGGCGAGAGCGTCCTCGACTCGATTCAGCGCCTGATCACGAAAGAGAACCTCCTTATTACAGATGATGAGGCGGGCAATCTGGTTGTGACAGTGCCGAGCGAATCTTTCACGACGGACGCTCTCGTGCTTGGCGAGAACATTTTGTCCGCGCAGGTGGCCTTCGATATGTCTCAGACGTACTCGAAGTACATCGCGCTCGGACAACACGCCGGCACGGACACGGACTTCGGTCGCTCGGCGGCCGAGGACAAGGGCGTCGGCGTTGATCCGACCGTGAGCCGCTTCAGGCTCAAAGTGCTCAAGGACTCGGGGCTCAGCTCTCCGACGACGTGCAAGAACAGGGCGGCTTTTGAGGCGGCGTATCGCGCTGCCGCCGCTCGGCGACTGACGTACGTCGTCCAAGGGTGGCGGCAGTCCGACGGCTCGCTCTGGAAGCCTAATCGCCTGGTGCAGGTTGACGACAATCTCCTGAGGCTCAATGCCGCTTTTCTGATCACGAAGGTGGTCTACTCGCTGTCTGCTCAAGGCATGACGACGACGCTCGAGCTTCTCGACCCGAAGGGGCTGAAGCCGAAGACGACGGCGGCCTCGGCGGGCGGGAGCGAGTCGGCGGCACCTGGCGTTTGGACTGAGGTGAAATGATGGGGCGACTTGATGACGCGATGGCAAGAGGCACGGTCTCTGTGGCTGACGGCGAGAAGAAGATGAGGAGCCTTCAGGCTCGCTTTCTCGCTGACGAAGTGCGCGACGACCTCGAACACTTCGAGCCGTATGGCTTCTCTTCTGAGCCACACGAAGACGCCGAAGTCTTCGCTCTCTTCCCCTGTGGCGACAGATCCCACGGCGTGGTGATCTGCGTTGCAGACCGCCGATTTCGACTCAAGCCGCTGAAGGCGGGCGAGGTCGCGATCTTTGATGACCTCGGGCAGAAAGTCCACCTGACCCGCGAGGGCATCGACGTCTCGACGCCGGGGTGGCTGCACGCCACAGTCGGTGGTGATGCTGTCGCTACGGTCACCGGGAGCGCCACGCTCAAGGCGGCCTCGGTCACGATCGACTCGCCCAACACCACAATCACCGGCGACGTGAGGATCGAGAAGAGCCTCAACGTGGTCGGCAAGATCACGGGAACGGGCGGCATGGCCGTCTCCGGCGGCTCCGGTGCTACGGTCGACGGCTCGCTCGTTACGACGGGCGACGTGGTCGCTGCGGGCATCTCGCTCGACAACCACGTTCACCCTGGTGACTCGGGCGGCATGACGGGCAAACCGCAGTGAGGAAGACATGGAGTTGATACTCAACGGACAGACGGCTGATTTGTCCGACTTCGAGGCTGATGAGCTTGCGCAAGCGGTGCTGATCAGCCTTTTTTCATGGCGCAAGTCTGCCGACGACGATGGCGTCAAGGCACCTGCCCGACAAGGTTGGTGGGGCGACACCTTCGCGTCGATCTCTGGTGACAGGATCGGCTCGAGGCTCTGGCTGCTTCAGCGTCAGAAGCTCACGCCTCTGGTGCTCAAGCGCGCAAAGGCCTACGCCGAGGAAAGCCTGCAATGGCTCCTCGATGATGCGGTCTGCGCACAGATCGAAGTCGTCGCAGAGCGCGGCGGGCTCGATCAGCTGGCGCTCGAAGTTACCTGCTTCAAGCCTGACGGCACTCAGGAGCTGTCTGCCCGCTTTCAGGATGTTTGGGGTTAAAGAATGGCTTTTGCTAGACCAACACTCAAAGAAATCGTTGCTCGCGTTCAGTCTGACGCCGAGAGCCGTGCGGGCAAGAAGTTCATGCGCTGGAGCACGGTGCCTGTGCTTTGCCGCGTCATCGCGGGCGTCTCGCACACGCTTCACGGCTTCATCGCCTTCGTGCTTCGACAGTGCTTCACGACGACCGCTGAGGGCAAGTACCTCGAGCGCCGCGCAAGCGAGTACGGCATCTATCGCAAGGCCGCTACGGCGGCTACTGGTGAAGTCACGTTCATGGGCGCGGGCACGGTGCCGAGCGGCACTCAGTTGCAGGCCGAGGACGAGACGGTCTACGTCACGACGTCAGACAGCGTCGAGCTCAAGGCACCGATTGCCGCCGCAGAGGCGGGCGCTGCAGGCAACGCTCAGGCGGGCATGGAGCTCACGCTTGTGAGCCCTGTGCCCGGCATCATGAGCACGTCTGTAGCAGGCGAACTCACGGGCGGGGCCGACGCGGAAGATGATGAGTCGCTTCGTGATCGCCTTCTTCAGAGACAGAAGAATCCCCCGAAGGCAGGCACGAAGGCCGACTACGTCTCGTGGGCTCTCTCGGTCTCTGGCGTCACGCGTGCGTGGTGCTACCCGCAGGAGCTTGGGCAGGGCCACGTGACTGTCCGCTTCATGACGGATGGGATGACCGAGAACGGCATCCCGAACCAGACGATGATCGAACGCGTCACGGACTACATCGAGCACCAGATGCCTGTGACCGCTGTCCTTCACGTCGAAGCCCCGATCCCGAAAAAGCTCGACATCACGCTCGATGTCTTCCCGGAAGACGAGAAGATCAAGGCGAAGATCAAGAACGCGATCGAGGGCGTGATTCTCTCTGAGGCTGTCCCGGGCGGACCGATTCTGCGCACGTCTCTTGACCGCTCGATCTCGTCTGTCGGCGAGGTGAGCTCCTATCGACTCATCAGTCCGATCGAGGACGTGTCGACCAAGACGGGCGAGATCCTCGTGCCGGGAAAGATCACTTGGGAGTGATCGCATGGCACTGACTGAATCTCACTACACGCACCTAGTCAACGCGCTTCTCCCTCGAGGCCCGATCTGGTCCCGACGAGTCGGCAGCACGATTGACGCGATGCTTTACGCCCTCGCAATGGAGGCGGCCCGCGTCGACGAACGCGCGCGCGCCGTCATCGAGGAGTCGGACCCGCGCACTTCGATCGAAGAGCTGAGTCTGTGGTTTGAGGAGTGGGGCATTCCGAGCGAATGCCTTGCGGCAATCGCCGACCCCAGTCGCGAGCAAATGCGACAAGAGCTCCTCGCCAAGATCACATCAAATCTTGGCTTGACGGCCGCCTTCTTCGAGAGCCTCGCGGGCACCTTGGGCTTTCACGCCAAGGTCGAGTCGACGAAGCCTTTCACGTGCGCCAGCCGCGTCGATCACGGGCTTTTCGACGACTCCTGGTCGAGCGTGATGACGCTCATCATCTCGATCGAAGAGGACGGCGGGCTTCGCTATTTCGATGTGTCCTGCGGCGTTGATGAGCCGTTGGGACGTTGGGGCAATGCGCTTCTTGAGTGCATGATCAGAGCCTTGGCCCCGGCTCATGTTTTTGTGATTTTTTTCTACGGAGATAAGCGATGAGTCAAGGCTATTGGCAGTCTGGCGCGATTGAGTCGCCGCCTGACCTGTCGACTCTGTCATCTAAGGGGTACCCGACGAGCGGCAACCCGCAGACGGGCACGCCCGCAACCTATCCGGGTGCCGCATGGTTCTACGTCATCGATCAGATGCGCATGACGATGCTCTATGCCGCAGGCATGAAGCCGTCCGAGCCGCCTTCGACGACGGAATTTCTTTCTGCGGTTCAAAGCTTCAATTGGGCGCAGGACAACACTTTGAAGGGCTCTGTCCTCAAAGCGGGCACGATCCCTGCGACCGCTCTGGCCGATCGCTCGGTCACGGCTCAGAAGCTCGCGACGTCGATCGACCTCAAAGGCGGCGGCGTGACGCTCTGCATGAAGACCTTCACGACGTCTGAGCTTGCAGGTGTGACGCTAGCGAAGGGCGAGCTTGCGCTCAATAGCGAGACCTTGGGTCTCTACGTGGGTGATGGCTCCGCGAAGGGCGGTCACTTGGTCGGCGGCGATGTCGCTGCTGAAATGATTCAGGTCAAGACGATTCTCTCTCAGCTCTCGAATGCTGTCGCCAAGTTGGGCGGCACGACTCAGCCTTTCTCGGAGTAAATGATGACGATTTCTAATCCTTCTCTCACTCAAATCTCGCAGGCGCTCGCCGAGATGCTTCCGAAGCTGAAACCGCTCTCGGTTCCTACGGGCATGATCTCGGCTTTTCACACGGTTCCTGAGGGTTGGCTTCAGTGCAACGGTGCGGCTGTGAGCCGCACGACCTATGCCGCGCTCTTTGCGGTCATCGGCACAAAGTACGGCTCGGGTGACGGTTCGAATACGTTCAACTTGCCGCACCTTCACCATAAGTTCATCGAGGGCACGACTACGCAGAGCGAGGTCGGTCAGTCGGTGTCAGCTGGGTTACCGAACATAACGGGTGAATTCCCAAACAATGACAACGAATATGAAAAGTATTATTCAGGTGCCTTTTCTATCGGATCTGTACGGCTTTCTGGCTATTCAGACGAAAATGCCTCTACCGGGCAGACTGGATTGTTCCGGGCTTCCAGGTCATCATCTACTTACGGATCTAGTACGACTGTCCAACCTGCATCCGTTCGCTCGCTTTTCTGCATTAAATCTTGATGCACAAGAGCGACCGGACGGCGGCGGGCTGCACAGTTGAAGACGAGCCATACAAGTTGCTTGAGCGAGATGCCGAAAAGTCTATTTTGGCGGGTCCATTGAGTTCTCCGTCGGAGCAATTACCATTTCCGGCATCCTTGAAGGCTCCAGTGCCTCTGACCCATGACGCAGTGACTGTACCCGTTATGTTCGGACGCCGAACATCACCGGAAAGGTCATGGTTGGTGGCTATCAACTGATGACATCTAAGCATACGGGCGCTTTCTTTGGGTCTGACTATGGTACTGCCGACTACCACGGACAAGATGGCAGACAAAATGTTCCAACGACTTTTGGCATTGATGCTTCAAGGTCTAGCGCCGTTTACGGAAGGTCGTCGACCGTCCA